ACCCATTTTAAAGATGGTAGCCAAAAACATGTTTTATGAAGAAGTAGCTAACATCGTAAACGGTGATCTAACAGATAGCCCCCAGGTCAATTGGCTTGGAGACGCATGCATCCACAGCATGAGCTATCTGCGATCGGTATTTGGTAGCCATGCCACTTATTTCACGAAATCGCTCGTGGTAGGTGGTGGGCTCATTGGTGTTACATGGCTTGCCTGTAATTCCTACAAATACCTCAGTGCCTCTGCGTCAATTGCGACGTATGCACCGGCCGAAAAGAATCTAATTAAGCGCGCATTTCAGCGCGCCGTCGTAGACCACACGAAACAAGACGTATCCATTGATTGGTTTCCAACCAATTTCTTGCCGAGTATTCGAAACCGGCTTGATGACAATGGGCATGCAAAATGCGGAGCCGCTCGCGATACAGCTAGAGTGGCAATCGATTTGGCTGTTAAAGCGTTGGGAAAGAATATCTTTGAGATCTCCCCTGCCAGCCAATCGAAAGCTAAACCTGACACTGGCGTGCATTTACATTATGCACCTGGCGACTTAGCGCGTGATTTAGTTGTAAAAACCCCCGGTAAGAATGATGTTGTAGTTGGCATTGATGTTGACTACTACGTTGAAAATTGGGGATTCTTGCTTCAAAACCCCGTGCCTGTCGTCCTTTATAGTTTTAATCCTGAAACTGTTGCCGGTATTGATGGTGATGCCCCGTTCCGCATACAAAACAATGAAGTGCTCTTTGAAGTTGGTGGTGGTGGCCGTTGGAAGCACCGGGTCTGGGATTGGTGTGGGCATGGCGAGTTTATTTCTATAACAGTGCCTTGTCCGTTTTATCTCAGATTATTTGGTGTCGAAAACGTGCTTCACTATAAAGTCCATCACGCAAGACCTTGGAGCGCTGCTCCTCACCGCACAATTGTTTGGTTGTTGCCCCAATATAGATACCGTCGTGTGAAGTGGATTGCCGATGACATGAATGACAGAACCCTTGGTAGGGTTGAATATCGCGACCCTTTGAGACCGGGTTGGAACCGAATTGTAAAACAAGATGACAAGAACGAAATGATAATAAATTTCGGAAGGGAGGGCCATGACGCCACTGTAACAATCAAGAAAGAACATTTTGATACGGTTGTTGCTTTGGATAGTCAAATGGCCGTTTCCTCGCGCTTGTTGTCACTCGGTTATGCCAATAACGCGATGATCACCAGTTTGACTTCCCAATACATCGGTAAGAAACTGGCTGGTCCGGAAGAATGTTATCGTCTAGGCAAACCAGCAAGACCTAAGGTCCATTGGCCAGCGGCCAGTGAAATTGAAGAACCTGTGACCAACGCAAGAGTATATTCAAGTCCGGTGGTGTCTGATGAAAATCTGATGCCAATGATCCGTAGATATGAATGTGTCTCAAATTCAATCGATAAGCGAGTCACTTTCGTCAAAAATGACAAGATTCCAAGTACTCAATACTACAAGCTTGCGAGTGAGTTTATCTCCCTTGTTGTTCCAGAAAGCGGTGTTGGGGTTCCGTACCCCATCGAAATTACCGCTGAGATGTTGAACAAACCATCACAAGTCTTGGCTGTTAAACAAATAATGAGTACGGTTGACGTCACTGTCCGCAACCTAATTGAATGTTTCCCAAAGAATGAACCCACAATGAAGAACACTAGAATCATTTCTTCATTCGCAGATGCAAGATTCCTGCTTCGGTTCTCACAATACACGCTTGCTTTTCGTAATCAAGTCCTACATGCAGAGCACAACTCCCATTGGTTTTGTCCTGGTGGCACACCTGCCCAAATTGCAGATAAAGTCGTTGAGTATGTTCGCAATATTGCTGAACCTCTTGAAGGTGACTTTTCGAATTTTGATGGTACGGTTAGCCGCTGGTGTCAAGAGCGGGTCATGAATGCGGTTTATCACCGTTTCTTTGGCCCCGAGTATGCTAAGGAGTTGTCATCTTACACCCGCATGTTAGTAGACTGCCCGGCTCGTTCGAAGACTTTTGGCTTTCGTTATGATGCTGGAGTTGGCGTGAAGAGTGGTTCTCCTACGACTTGCGACCTAAACACCGTGTTGAACGCTTTTATGCAGTACTGTGCAGTTCGATTGACTTACACCGAGATCCCAATTGATCAAGCTTTTCGTATGATTGGCCTGGCGTTCGGTGACGATTCGCTTTTCGAACAAACGTACGCTAAAAAGTTTGCACGTGTGGCTGTGGACCTTGGAATGGAGTTGAAGTTGGAGAAATATGACCCAAGTCTTGGAGTCACTTTCCTCGCTAGAGTTTATGTTGACCCCTACACCACTACAACAACAATGCAAGACCCACTGCGCACACTACGCAAGCTTCACATGACTGCTCGCGATCCCAATATTCCTATCGCTGATGCTGCGGTTGATCGTGTGACCGGTTATCTAGTCACTGACAAATATACTCCTTTAATTAGTGAGTATTGTGAAATGATCAAGCGCATTTACAGTCACAGTTGTTCCACGGTTGAAGTTCGTGAAGCTCGCAAGTCTAGTACAAAAGAAAAACCCTATTGGTTAACGCAAGGTGGTGCATGGCCCCAGCGTGAGGAGGACCAACTCCTCATGGTTGAGATTCTCGCAAATCGAACACAAATACCTATTGCTGAGATCGTTACGATGATCGCAATGTTTGAAAGAGCTGAGGATCCATGGTTCCGACCCATCGATCGCAATTTGGATAAGTTGGCTACGGCCGACACCTTGCTAAATGATGGGTTAGTTACGGAAATGGACCAACGTAAATACGACGATGTCAGATCAAAAACAAATCAGCGTGCACCTTACAACTCTAACAGAACGAGTAGCATGCCAAGTGAAAATAACAACCGACCTTTTGGAAAAGGAAATGGCGGAAAACCCCGACATGAGCAAAAGTTTGGTGTTGGACCTAAAAGCTTTCAAGAACGCAATGGAAGTGATGGTGCAAAAACTGGATCGAACCGTAAAGGCTCTTCAGGTCAAGCCAACGTTCCAACGCCACCTAGACCCGACACTCCTGGCCCCAGTAAAATGACTAACCGACATAACAAACATCGGGGTAAGGGGAACATCGTACGGGGAAATGCTGCTGGTGGAATGGGACCGACTGAGAAGCTCCGTGAAAGCGGGTGCTCTATTGTCGAACCAGAGTCGCCTAAATTTGCAAAACACCGCAACAATGGATCAGGCGATCAAAAGCTTCATCGCGAAAGCAAATATCGGGGAAAGTTCCCAATTCGTGGTGGAAGCACATCAGATGGCATATCTCATGATCGAACACGCAGATCTAATGGAAATTACGATGCAAACAATGAAGGAAGAAAACCAACTCGAAACGGCCGTAGAGGCTTTGACGAAGGGTGTTCCGCCAGCACTGGGAAACCGGTTGATGGAAAACTTAACAATGATGCAACAAACAAGACCACTGCGTCAAATGTTTAGCTCCTTCTGTATTGATACCTATGGTTTTCCTATGATTACTGTTCGGGAATGCCGCCAGTTACATTTTCATGATTGTTTATATACTGACTATCTTAATTTAGATCTCGCTCCTTTGGGACCGATTGAAACTATTAATACAAGGATATAGTGGTTGAGCTACGGTTCCCACTATTTTGTGGACTTCGCGATTTTCTATAACCCTCGCGATCAC